CAAATTTAAAGGTGTAGTAAACATGAGGTATTGGTTAACACAATTGAAGTGTGTCAATATTTATGATAAAGCTTTAGTTCATGAACTTAAAAACTTTGTCCGGTATTCAAATGGTACTTGGAAGGCTAGAGGGGGTAATTATTATGATGACCGAGTGATGAGTTTGATATGGAGTCTAATTGTTTTAGAAAGTACTGTAGTAGATAAGTACTTCGAAGTGGAGCAATATGATGACAATGAACGGCCTTTAGTGTTAAGAGAGCTAGACTATGGTGTTAAAGAATTTATAAACCCGCTAGGTATGTATTCCAATCAGAAAACTGGTGATTCTGTTGATGCGAGTCCCATGTTATTCGGGCAAAATAGCTATCTAGAATCAGAAATTTCTGAAATGGAACAGCAAGGATGGTCTAGTCTCTATTGATATGTATAAATAATGTTGTGAAGTTTGATAAATTATTTGAAGGCTATTTCAATACGGCTAAACAAGTGGCAGGTAAAACTACCACCCGACAGCAATCTGCTAGGATGGGAGCCACACCGTGGAGACAAGGAAGTCAGAATTTAGTACCGGATCGTGATAGGGTAGACCCTACTTTGAATCCTAAAATTGAGCGTCTCAGAAACATTCCGCATGGTAGTTCTACTCCGGTCGTTGTTTCGGATAACGATTTGGGTTATATAAGAGATGAATATAACATTGAAAATTTATCTAAAACAGAGCCGCGACAACTGGGCACCACAGGTATTGTTGTTAGGTGGGATGATATAGCAAACAATTTCGTATTAGAGAAATGAATAATTACCCGGAGGAGTTTTGTAATGGGTCATTTGTGACCAAGAAACCAGAGTGTCATGAACTGACGGATGGTGTAGTACCATTAGATAACGTTTTCAAATTCAATAATGGTTGTCCTCGGTTTACAGACAAATCAAAAAATAATAATGAACGTGGCAATTATAGTAGATGGTTTCAAGAGCAGATTTGTCAGTTTGGTACTGAAATATTGTACCAGAGTTCTAATGAAGATTTAGCAACATATGATCCGTTATACGGTGAAGATTCATCTCAAACATTTAGTAATGAGATTAGAATGATAATGTATATAGAGTTGAATGAAAATGCATTGACATTGAGTCAGTTCGGTATCAATAGTGATGATGAAGTTACTGCTTACATACATATACAAGATTTCTATAATAAACTAGGGGGTCAAGGTGATGCTAAACAAGGTAAGATTGAACCTAAAGCCGGTGATATATTTCGCTTATCTGAATATGGTAATGATCGTGTGTTCCCTAGAACGGGGAGTGTATATGAAATAACAGAGCGATTGGACCAAGATATACAAAAAATTAACCCGTTAATGGGTCATTACATATGGTTACTCAAAGCCAAACGTTTTGATTTTAGCTTCGAGCAGAATGTAACCCCTGAAGGTGGTAGTACACAAGTAGATGAGGATTCTATATATGATCCTTACTTACAATCGGATGAAACCTGGTCAACGATAAGACCAAAAGAGATTTTTGACTACGGTGACTATGGTGGTGGTGATGCAGTTTACGGTGATTATTACTAACGACCAAGCCGGCGACCTAAATTACCGGGTCGGCCACCACGTCTAGAATTTGGAGATTGTCTTCTATTCAATTGATCTGACACCTGACTGAACTTCTCTTGTGTATTAACTTCTTTCCGGTCTCTATCGTCAGTATCGACAATTTGCTCTCCTCTAGCTGTAGAAATGGCTATGTCTGCAACTTCACAACTTTCAAATGTTGTTGTATGTGTTCGCTGAGGGTTGTCAGAGCAGTAAAACATATAGTCAATAGTATTTGCCCCTGGGGTTTGTGATATTCTACCCAGTGTCCAGTTCAAATCGGCTGGTAACCATGTGGCTGGTTTAGTTTTTTTGTTAGGAAACCTAGGGTCAAAGGTATTTTTAGTAGAAATCTCAGTACCTACAATGTATAACATAGCTTAAGTGATGTTTATTGGAAGATTTTGCTTTTCATGGTCAATCTCTTCATTCATAGTATCATATCTCTCATCAATATATTTCTGTATTGCGATAGGCTTGACCCAATTATTTTTAACCATGTCTACATTCATTTGTTTGCCCTTCTTGTCTATTATATCCACCGCTTCAATCAAGCAACACCATCTGGCTATTTCATCTTGTGACATTTTAATATGCTCACCACGTTTGTTTGTATATTCTAATTGATCAATTGGAGTCTTTTTCATATCGTTGTAAACACCCTAGGGTATAACCTTGTATTATAGATAGAATACAGTTTTTGTCAACACTATTACCCATGTCATCAATCAACTGCAGATTGGAGTTTATTTGTGTAAATATAGTCTCAAAATGTTGTTGATGTTCACTATTGTCTTTGTACTGCTGCTTTAGTAATATAAACATGTCCTGTAACAGGTCTATAGCGGTCTTTTTTGTACTGTTGTTAGCGAATGCTTGTCCTTGTTTGTAGCATTTATGTAGAGATACACTTTGTTGTTCCCAGAATTTATTGTTATTACGCCCAATGTTCTGCATGTCTATAATTTGTTCTTGGTCCCTACTAGGATTGAATTTACTAGGAGGGATCTCGTTCGTCTGTTTGCTAACTTGACTTTTTGGCGCGTCCATTTAATTTTTCTTTTGCAGATTGTAAATTTTCATTAAAGTTTGTCACTTCATATGGTTGTGAATCAATTGGTATTGTCTTCTGCGCGACTGTTATGTTCACATATACACTATTATGTTCACCACATTCTGTACATTCAAAATCATTTGATTCTTCCGGAGAGATTGGTATTAAGTTTGTATATCCACAGTACGCGCAAGGCGCTTCTGTAGCTTCTTGCTCTATTTGAGATAACATTTGAGATTGTCGGTCGATATATGCTCTTTTTTGTGTATGTGTTATATATGTCTTAAGGAACCAGCTCAGTACTAACTGTACAACCGTAGCTAGTAAAAAAATACCAGGGAACGAGGCATTTAAAAATGTGTAACTGATACCGGCTACAGAACCAGATACAAATACAAGTATAGTTAATGATTTTACAATTTCAAACACATCAATATTTATTGAAAATATATATCAAGTCAACTTATCTACCAATTTACCACATTTTTTGATAAGCTTTTTTTGTTGCTGTAAATTTTTATTAATTTCAACTAGACCCTGTTTTATTTGTTTAGAATTTTTAGTTAAATTAGACTTGTACGCTTGAGCAACCATTTGTTGAACTTCAATTATTTTGATGTATACATCTCCTAGATTATCTACAAATGTACTCATTTGATGGGGTAGTACGTTAGGGGCGTTACCATCATCATCTGTGTTGATCCTCAATAAGTCCATCACCGTTAGTTTGTTTGAACCGGGGTTACGACCAGAGCTGGTTGCTCCGTACGTATAATCATTCGCATATTGTACTAAGTCCTCAAAAACTAAGTTTTCTTTTGTTGTTTCGCTTTTTTCTGAAGGTTCCATCTTAATATATTTATGTCTAGGTATAAATAATTATCACTATGAAGACATTTACCGAGCGATTTTTTAAAGTTTTACAAGAACAAGATGATGAAATGACTGGTCCTATCTCAGATGCTGAAGCAGCTGGAGGGGAGTTAGAGGCTGGTACTGACCCAGCAATGTTAGATGTAGAGCCTGGTCCAGATATTGCACCCACAGGGATTGAACCTGGTGGTAATCCGGCTGATGAGTTAAAAAAGCAACAAAATGCAGAGTTCGCCGGTAAGATCAATGGATGGGTGGTTGAGATTGAAGGGTTTATTGACTATCTCAATGGTTTAGATGAAAATTCTTTAAACTCACAAATAAACAGTGCACCTTGCGATACTATTTTTGATGATATTTCTCGTAGTGAAACTAAAAAAATTGGTAGAATTGCGCAAGATTTAAGAAGTTTGAGCGAGAGTCTCAAAAGTTACTTGATTTCTAACGATTAACCTATTTGATTCAGTAACAATTTAGCTTTCAACCCACAGTGTGTGTGTTTGTCTACAAATTTGTAACCTATACCTGGCTTGTTGATAGCTACACATAACTCATTTAGGTCTTTATATTGTTTCCCTATGTTTTCTGGCCAGATGAAAACACATTCTCCCTGATCGACTAGTAGCTTTGACTTTTCTAGACTAGTTTTATCACACCATTGTGAATCTAGCACCCATGTCTTGCCAAATAGTCTATAATCTTCCAATTGTTGTTGTTGTAAGTTGTTTAAGTCTTGAGCTGGACCATTTGTTATACCTGCTACTGCTACACCATTCGCTACAAAGCAGCTGTCTATAGGTCCTTCAAATAGATATAAAGTATCTATACCCGGTCTGATCTGATTTATATTGAATATACTCTTTTCGCTACCAGATTTACTGAGGTACTTAGGTTTGTTAGGTTCTTTGAGTAATGTACGAGTTTGATAGAATATTATCTTGTCTCGTCTGTTGTAAAATGGAATGGTTATACGGTTTTTATGTGTATAGTCAGTCAAGCTCAACCACAATGTTTTAGGTCTATTTATAGCCTGGTCAAGTTTTCTTTCTTGCAGCTGCTTACATGCTAAAGTTATTGTATTTTTATCTTTAGATGGTGTATTTTTATCATTTAACCACCAGTCAACCTGTGTTTTTTCATATAAATTTATAGAATCATCTGGTAGCGGAGGAGATTCAAATGTTTTTGTGGGCTTGACCTCTACTAACGCTCGCTTAACATTGTCAGTGTCGTAATTTGATGATTCGGTCATAATTTCACCAAATTCCATACCAGTTACGTGCTTTATAAACTCTACCGCATTGCCCTTGTACCCGCAATTGAAACAAAATACATAGTTTTTTTCGATCTTGTAATACATTCTCCGTTTTTTACCCCAACTGTTACCCTCTCTACATACAGGGCACCCGGCTGACCATGCGTTAGCTCGTTTGTTGTACTTTGGATAGCCACCATATTGGCAAAACTTTTCTATTACATATTGATCCGGCAGTATTGTCATGCCTTGATTATACTATAATTGTTAGTTTCTGTCAATTTTTTTTATTTCAACGGTTCCTTTGCGGATGAACCTTCCGGTAGTCGGACAATGCCAGTGAGCCTCTGTTATTTGTACACCATTCAACGTTTTAATTATTAACTTTGGTTTAACAGGTGTACCATCATAGGGGGAGTTGATTATCCTAGGCTCAACTTTGTCATTGTATTTAAATTGATCTCTCATCTACCTATATTTAGTTCAGATATCAAATTTACAACGTTTGGTACCTTGTCTTGCTGTTTTTCAAATGATGAGAAGTACATATCTACATTGTTTGATATATCATATACAGCATTATGTAGACATATCTGCTTGAATTTCTTTTTGTTTGGGGTGAACTTGCCTACTTCTTGAAATTGTTCTTGATAACTCTCAATCTCATGGTCATGTACTGTATAACCATGTTTGAGGTCCATCAATTCGAGATTTTTTTTATATATTTCAAAGTTTTCATCGGTTAATTGACCTTCTATACCGTTTTTGTAGATCTTTTTAGCGGTTTTATCTCCAACTCTAGGTACACCTGGTATATTATCAGATTTATCACCGGTTAGAGCTTTAATATGTAAAAATTCCTGATGTTCACAGCCAGTTATTTTAGTAAAATTACTATTATTTACCATTATCTTTTTAATTGGTGTGTATACACTGACATGCTCATTAATTAATTGATACATATCCTTATCTACCGTGACTATCGTAATCTCTCTATCTTGTTGCGTGTGTGTAATCCAAGCGATTACATCATCTGCTTCCATTCTTCTAGGGAACATGTTATTACCACCTAAACTCTCTACTGCTCGTTGAATTTGTTCATCATATGCATGAGCTTCTTCTAGCCCGGTACGGTCCCGGTTACCTTTGTAGTCTGCCGCAGTAGATACACGTCGAAAATTAGGTTGGCCGCGGCATAGGCGACTATCCCAAACAGCTATAAGTTCATCTACCCCACCGACTAGGTCTACATATGACTTTATACATCTCAAATACACCAGTAACGTATTGACATCTGTACCGCGGGCCTTGTTCATGTAGTAGATTCTATAAATTAAATTGTTACTATCTATTAATAATGTTTTTTTCATATTGTTTTGTACATACCTCTATTATATCGCATGGTAGTGAATCTAGCAACTCTAATATTTTATTGTCAATACCATGTTCTACTTCAGTTAGAGGTATTGACATTGGTTTCATTTCCGGTAAATCTAAAAATTCTACAGTAGTTTCATTATGTTTAATAATAACTAAATTAGATCCTTTGTAAGTACCTTGAGAGACTGCGTATAGTTGACCGGGTTGTACTTTTACCTTATTTGACACTCTAAACCTCCCATGGGGCTTTGCAAACCGGTTTTGTAGAGCAACGATTTACATAATGATTGTATACTTTCTTGTAAACTTTGATCAACTGGAGGTAAGCTCATACCTAGTTGAGCTATTTTATCACAGTTCAACACACAGTTGGAACGATTAGCCGTTAGTTTCAAAGTTTCGATATCAACAAATTCCCATTTCCCATTTATGATACCGTTTTCAGTGAATAGTTCAACACATCGCTGTATTGATGTTGAACCTGGGTTGCATACGTTGTATACTCCCGGTTTGATTTTTCTATTCCATGGAAGTGTGTTTAGTTCGTTTTTAATTTTATCAACTAATTTACCAGTAAAAGTTACAAAATCTTCAATTCTAGTCATTGAATTTTGAAAATTTACAAGCTTGTCATATTTTAACACTTTATTCAAAAAGTTTCTCTCATGATTTGAGTCACAGAATGGCATGCGGATGCGCAGTATGTATGCATCTGTAGATTTCATCGCGATTTCCGCTGCATGCTTTGTTTTACTATACCAGCTGCTCTGGTCGTTACATACTCCAAAATTAGGTATGTCTTGTTCCGTATACTGCTTATCATATCCTGTGTAGATACACCCGCTACTAACGTGTATGCAAGGTATATCAAGTGTCTTGCATAATGTGGCAATGTTTACAGGTAAATTTACATTTAGATCCCAGCATTTCTGTTTGTCAGACTCACATGCATCAACATTTGGCCGGCCGGTAAAACCACATGCATTTATCACTACATCTGGAGCAGAATCCTTTAATATACCCAATAAAACATCTGGTTGATTATAATTGTGGTCCTTTTTATTGTATAATGTAATATTGTAATGACTCGATTGTAAGTTGTTTAAGGCGTGACCTACAAACCCGGAGCCAAAAATAGCTAGTTTGGTTTTAAATGCTGACATTTACAATACTGGTGGGTACTTGTTACCCCCGTTATTGTTCATAATAAATTTGTTTAGCGCGGTGCTAAGCGAATCGGCAGATTGTTCGTTTTTTGCATTCACTATGCTTATAAATTCTCGAGTGTCTTGTGAATATCCTATTAAAATAAAACTGTTTAAATATTGAGTTAATAAGCTTTCTAAGGACTTTATATTTTTTATTGACTTGCCTTTTTTTCCGGCATGTTGTCTTAAAAAGTTTGTTAGGGCGTCTTCAAAAATTGGATCAAGTTCATCTGATAACTCCGGGGTGGTCCTCTGAAGTTTCTTTTTCGGTCGCCCGGGTTTTCGCTTTTGGGGCTTTGATTCGCTGCTCTCCATCGTACTTATTTATATCAATCAAGCAAGAATCAAATGTTTGAGTGTTTTGTATACCAAAACCTAGCAGGTTTGACACAATTGTCTCTATACTTGATGTTTTAATAATGAAGTTTCTTGGTATCCTCACCCCTCCATCATTAAACTCGAAACATACATCATCTAGTTCTTCGCGATTCAAAAAACATGTCACCCATATTGAGTAACCTCCTGGGTCGATCAACATAGTCCAGTACCTACTATCATGAGGACCGTATTTGTCAAATATTTTCCATACTCCAAAGCCGCTATCTTTCATCCTTTTCATGAAATAGCTAGGAGTGTATAAGTTGTTTTTTCCTTTTGGCATGTTATTTTATTAGAGCTGATATTATATATGATATATAGCAGTTAGAGCCTTTATAATCAACTCTCGCTACACTCATTTGCGAGTTTATACTAAATTTTAATTTATCACACCGGGTACTGCTTATAATGCGTATATTTTCAAAATTGAATGCCATAGGTTTGATGGGAGTTTCTAATCGTTCATCATCTGTCATCTTTATGCAATAACTATCCATATTAGGTTTCTCCCTATCGGTAAGTTCACCAAACAACTCTCCAGTGTCTGAAGTGTATAGGTATAGTTTTTCTGACTCGTTCGCGAAAGTGCTTCCCTTTATCAACTCTACTAACCTATCATGTGAAATTTCGAATGTATTATCATATGTAAGTTTTTGTAACTTTTCTACACTGACAGGTGGTGACGATAATATACCATCATCTAGTAGATGATATTTAAAACGTGTAGTGTTGGATTTATATGATATACAATTTTCACTAACATCTAGAGATATTTGATCATCTTGAACACATCCTATTATTTTATGTAATCTCTTTACATCAGGTACATTTAATGTTTGTACAAAATCGTTGTTATTGTTATACACAATATACTGTATTAACGTACCATCTGATGTAGAGCACAGTGACGTTATTTTATCTGCCGTCACATCCAGTATACAATCTTCAGCTACCTTACCAATAGTACCTAAAAAACTGTTTACAAATTCTGGACCGTTTGTTATTTTTAAGTTATTATTACTCATCTTCTACATACTCAATTGTAATGGACTTTGTCTTGTTTTTCAACAACTTTGTTATAATGTTCCATGTTTTTGAGATTGTAGGTGCACTTTGAGATTTTTCTGTAGATGACACTACCCATTTACCCTTTAAGGTTTTAAGCTTTACAAATTCATCATAAACTCTTTTTATATCTTTAATTTGCTCTTTCAGCTGATCTATTTCATGTTTGAGTATTAATGAATCAGACGGTGAGACTGGCAATGTATTTTGCTGCATCTGAGGTGGTTGATGTACTGGTTGATGTGGCTGCATCTGAGGTGGTTGTTGTACTGATGGGTTGGTTGTGCTACTAACTTCTTTTCTTAAATTTACTATCTCTTTGTGCGCGTCCAATTTCACACCTTTTGTAAATTGATTTTCGCCAATATTAGCCTGGTCAATTCGTTTAGCTTCGCCATATATAGATCCGATGAAATTTTCAACGAGATCTAAATTGTCACTAGATATTTCTTGTTTAGCTGGTTTATACCCATTCTTTTCGTTTTCTGTAACCGGAGGTGGTGGTTTGTGTAGTTCCGGTGGTGGGGGTTGATCTGTATTGTTACCTGTCATTACAGATCATCCAAGCCTTCCAACAAATCATCCGGAATTTCAATATCATCTACTTTAGATGTCTTAGAAGTTTCATTTTTAGTAGCTACCGGCTCGGTTGATTTCTCCGTTACTGGATCTCCCCAAGGTACATCTTCTTCTAAATCTGCGTCTTTGCTTTCTGGTTTATTCTCCACAACAACACTTGTTGCTGTTTTACAATGTAAATGCTCGTTGACAACTTCTTGTAATTCATCGTACGATTTAATCGGAAATACTGTATCCAAATCGATTGTCTGGTCGTATATCTTACTCACATCGTCAGACTTTAAACCAGGTACTGCTGCTGGAATTAAAAATTTACTAGCGACATATGTTGGAAAGTCTCCTTGTTTATCACACCTCACTCTAAAGCTGCAGCCCTTTTCAGATAGGTCAAATACTCGTGCCCCAAACTGATCAGCATCTTCACCTTCAATAGCATCAGTAATAATCTTGTGAAGTTGTTTACCATATCTCAAGATTTTAACCGTGTCATTATTCTCCGAATCTTCTGAGTGCGTTACTACATAGGCATTCACCAACCACTGTTCACGTCTCATCACTTTGTTTGATTTTTCTTGCTCTTCTGCAGAACCTCGTTGACGTAGTTGATATCGAGCTTCACTTACCGGACATCTTTCTCCTATAGACTGCGGTGACACTACATTTATGTATTGTCCTGTAGCGAAGCTTTCCCAGCCATAAGTATAGTAATGGTGAAATGTAGCAGAAGGTTTTTTTACATTTGGTAGTAATCTTAATTCGCAGCTGGTACCAGGTTTGAATTTTAAAACATCCTTAAAACCGGATGTAGGGGCTTTAGATAAAGATTCTTTGATTGAATCAAACATGCTTGTTGTGAATGCGCTCATAATTTTATTATAGTATATTTGTTAGTTATTTTCAAGTTTTTTGTTTATGTATCGTTTTATATATTTGCTTTTTTGTAAAGTTGGTTCGATTGTTAGGAAACTTCTAACAGCATCGTACTTTGTCTTATGATCACCTAGATCCATATAAATGTCAAGTAAATAATCATTATCTAGTATCTCTATAAACACACTAGCGATATTCATTTTTTTGTTTTTCATCATGGAAACCATAGCACAAAAACAGTAAAATGTATGTTCTAAATCTTGTCTATATAAAGAACCTATTGGGTCTGTAGAGGCTTCATCCATTGTTAATAGGTTTGAATAATTTACTGAACTCTAAAAATTTTTCTGTACATACCCCTCCGGCTGCGGCATCGTGCCCGCCACCATCAACAAGAGCCGCAGCAAGGTCTCCTAAATCTACAGTACATGATTTGTTTTTTCTCAAACTTACTCGGTTATTGTCTGCGTTGATCACAAATCCTATATCAGCATTCATTTCATCTACAATATAATTACCTATATCACTTATCAATGTACTAGCAAAGGTGCTTACACATCTACGCTTTTTACCTTGTATTGATACAATTGCTTGGTGGAAAGCTAGATTATCTATAGTACGTTCTAGTTTTCTTTCATAAAATTCAATGGTGCGTAAATGTTGTTCGTTAAAGTTTTTAAAACCAAACTGAAAGTCTTTTAAAAATTTATCTAGACGATCACCTTGGTAGTTCCAAAACAAATAATTAAGTTTTTTGCTCTGAGGGTATTTGTGTGTCCAGCTGTCATAATCATCAACTAGTAAAAGTAATTTCTTTTGATTATCATCTATTTTTTTATCTAGTTTCTGTTTGTATATTTTGTATATCAGTTTAGCGCAACTGGGATACTCCTGTACAACATGTTTCGCCACTTTGTAGTTATCTTTACCGGAAACATGTGTTTTATGATGGTCAATTATAAACACATTAGGTAGATCTATAATATCCGCGGATTTTGAAACATCGAGGTCTAAAATTATGATTTTATCATAATCTTCTGGTTTATTTTTTCTAGACCACGCTACAAAATCATCATGGAATTTAGTAACCGTGGTTACTTTGTATGGTAATGTACGGGGTGTGAGCCATTTCAATAATAGATAACTCATGCTACCGTCTAAATCTGCATCTGTAAATACTATTGTCTTCATGGTGAAATATATTTAATGTACGTAAACTGGTAAATCAATCACTTAAAATTGACAGCGAACTTATAGTTTCAGCCATCTGCTCCGTATCATTCACTGTTTCTTGTTCTGTTACGGTCAATGTACTATAATCTATGTTCATTGCACAGGTACCGAAGTTAGGGCCGAAACGGTTTTTCATCATACCCATGTTGATGACATTCAGTTCTGCATCTTCATCACGTTGCCAAATGCTAACAACAGCGTCAGCTGTAGCCCCCATCCCGTAACTCTCACCTACTGATTCAAGACCTGGATCTGTCTCGTTATATCCAGAGCGATTGAGCTGAGTGGCAGTGATCACCGGGCATTCATATTTGTATGAAATCGCTCTCACCTGCTCTGTGATCTTTTTAATTTGTTCATAACTACTAGACCCGTCTGGTCCTTTGAGTAGGTTTATATAATCTAACACAATTGCTCTAGGTTTCATTACAGTTTGTGACAGCTTTTTTATATAAGCTGTTAACTGTCTAGGTGTTACCGTACTAGGTGGAAATTCTTTTATCACTAGTTTGGCCGTGCCATGATTTGTTTTAAAACTTTTGATATTTTCTTTCAAGTATTCTGTGTTCAGATGTGTCTCATTTATCGGTACCTGGGCAATGTTTGAGCTGATACGTTTTGAATATAACATCTCTGACATCTCAAGAGATACAATCAATACATCTTTGCCTTGCTTGCATAGGTTTGTTGCTATATTACCTAGAAATATACTTTTACCTACATTTGTTTCTCCGGCGAAAACATATAGCGCGCGACCATTTTCTAAAAATCCTCCTTGTAATTTTTTATCTAACCAGTCCCAACCTGTCTTCAAATATTTCTCCTCTCTTAACATATCATCTACATGGCGGTCGATCTCTTCAAAATAATTTATACCCACATCAACATTTAAATTTATGTTACATGCCGTTTCAAATTTAGTTAATAAGTCACTAGGTTCCAATTGACCGTTTTGACCTTTATCCACCACATCTAATAAAGTAGTATATACTGCA